ATTATGAAAATGCCTGACGTAAATGCTTTATCTTGATACCAAATACATCTCTCTGGTATCTGGTCGATTAGAAAAGTTTAAGAAATCCAACACCACCTATAATTTTAGGTGCCCCTATTGTGGCGATTCACAGAAGAACAAGAATCGTGCAAGGGGGTATTTCTTTCAGAAAAAAGGATCCTACATCTACAAGTGTCACAACTGTGGTGTGGGGAGAACTCTTGCAAATTTTTTAAAAGACAACGATCAGGGACTGTACAAGGAGTATGTTCTGGAGTGTTACAGGGAGGGGTCTAGTGGCAAAGGAACTAAGATCCCATTGCCAGATTTTAAGTTCGAGAAACCAAGTTTTAAAAAGAACATATTTTCAGATCTGCAAAAAGTGTCAGATCTAAATAAATCACATGTCGCTCGCAAGTTCCTTGAAGCACGTAAGTTACCACCTGAAGAATTCTATTATTGTCCTAAATTCAAGGCATGGACAAACACACATAAACAGGTGTTCAAGGATACGAGATACGATGAATCCAGAATTATCATCCCCCTGAGAGATAAGGACGGCACCTTTGGATACCAAGGAAGGTCTATCTATCCTAATTCTCAAATCAGATACATCACTGTGATGCTCGACGAGAGCAAAACAAAATTATATGGAATGGACAGGGCAAATGAACAAGAAACCGTCTACATCACCGAAGGACCCTTTGACAGTCATTTCCTTACCAACGCTATTGCTATGTGTGGTAGCGATGTTAACGACAGCACTGTACCTTATAGAGATAGGGTCTGGGTTTTCGACAACGAACCACGATCAAGACAAATTGTTGATAAGATTGCAGCAACAATTGAGAAAGGAGACAAGGTAGTAATCTTCCCGAGTCACATAACACAAAAAGATTTAAACGACATGACACTAGCTGGACATGACGTACAGAATATGGTAGAATCCAATACCTACCAAGGACTACAAGCAACCCTTAAACTAACATCCTGGAAAAAAGTATGAGCAACGGACTAAAGGTAAAGAAAAGAGACGGTCGTGTACAGAACATCGACCTTGAGAAAATGCACATCATGGTTGATGCTGCTTGTCAGGGACTGGCAGGAGTATCTGCATCACAGGTTGAGATTCAATCAGGAATTCAATTCTATGATGGCATCAGCACTTCAGAAATCCAGGAGATTTTGATCCGTAGTGCTAGTGATTTGATTGATGAAGAGCATCCAAACTATCAATTTGTTGCTGCTCGTCTTCTTTTGTTTGGACTTCGTAAGCAACTCTTTGGTCTTACATGGGATCACCCTACATTTTATGCTCAAATTACAAGATGTGTAGAAGAAGGTGTGTATGATCCTGAAGTATTAAATAACTATACTGAGGAAGAACTCAATACTATTGGTGAGTGGATTGATCATGATCGTGATCTTCTGTTTACATATGCAGGTCTTCGTCAAGTAGTTGACAAATATCTCGTTCAGGATCGTAGCACAGGTGAGGTGTATGAAACTCCTCAGTTCATGTACATGATGATTGCTACAACCATCTTTGCACGATATCCTAAAGAGTTTAGATTGTCTTACATCAGAAAATACTACAATGCAATCTCCAAACACAAAATCAACATTCCCACACCTATCATGGGAGGGGTGCGAACTCCACTTCGACAATTTGCTAGCTGTGTTCTTGTTGATATTGATGACACCCTCGATTCTATCTTTAGCAGTGATATGGCAATTGGCAAATACGTTGCACAAAGGGCGGGAATCGGTATCAACGCAGGTAGGATCCGTGGCGTCAACAGTAAAATCAGAGGCGGAGAGGTTCAACACACAGGTGTGGTCCCCTTCCTCAAAAAGTTTGAGTCAACTGTCCGATGCTGCACACAAAACGGCATCCGAGGTGGGTCAGCGACTGTCCACTTTCCTATCTGGCATCAAGAAATAGAGGATATCATTGTACTTAAGAACAACAAAGGAACGGAAGATAACCGTGTCAGAAAACTCGACTACTCAATCCAACTTAGTAAAATCTTCTACGAAAGATTCATCCAGAATGGAGACATCACACTATTCAGTCCTCACGATGTCCCAGGTTTGTACGATGCTTTTGGGACTGATCGTTTTGATGGTCTCTATAAGCGTTATGAATCTGATGAATCGATTCCAAAAACGGTTGTCAATGCTCAAGAACTTATTCTCTCGCTCCTGAAAGAAAGAGCAGAGACAGGTCGTATCTACATTATGAATATTGACCACTGCAATTCACACTCTTCCTTCAAGGACAAGGTGAATATGAGTAATCTGTGCCAGGAGATTACCCTGCCTACAGATCCTATTCGTCACATTGACGATGCTGATGGAGAAATTGCTCTTTGTATCTTGTCTGCTATCAATGTGGGTAAGTTGAAGAACCTTGATGAGATGGAAGAACTTTGTGATCTTTCTGTTCGTGGTTTGGAAGAACTGATTGACTATCAGGGATACCCTGTAGCGGCAGCAGAACGTGCTACAAAGGCACGTAGATCACTTGGGGTAGGTTTTATTGGTCTTGCTCACTATTTGGCAAAACTTGGTCACAAATATGATGACCCTGCAGCATTGTATGCAGTGCATGAACTGACTGAAGCATTTCAGTATTTCCTCCTTAAATCATCTAATGAACTTGCTAAAGAGAAAGGTGCATGTGATGCATACAATCGTACAAAATATTACGATGGTCTCCTTCCTATTGATACATACAAGAAAGACGTTGACGAATTGGTAGCACCAAAATACAACTATGACTGGGATTCTCTACGGGATGACATCACAAGATACGGGTTACGACACAGCACATTGTCCGCACAAATGCCTTCAGAGAGTAGTTCCGTTGTGTCAAATGCAACTAATGGAATTGAACCACCTAGAGCATACCTGTCCATTAAGAAGAGCAAGAAGGGACCACTTAAACAAGTTGTACCTCAATACAATTCTCTTAAGAATAACTATACTCTGCTCTGGGACATGCCTAATAATTCTGGGTACATCAATGTTGTGGCAGTCATTCAAAAATTCTTCGACCAGGCAATCTCTGGAAACTGGAGTTACAATCCAGAAAACTATCCAGACAACGAAGTCCCAATGAAGGTCATTGCACAAGATCTATTGACTACATATAAGTACGGTTGGAAGACATCTTATTATCAGAATACATACGATCAAAAAGGAGACGATTTGCTAGACGAAAAGAAAGAAGCACTAGAAAACATGCTTGCAGAACTAGAAAACACCGAGGAGGACGACTGTGAATCTTGTAAAATCTGACAAGAACCAAGTAAAAGGGATGACGGTGTTTAACACCCAAAAAGTAGACAGGAAAAAGCAACCGATGTTTTTCGGTAAACCTCTGGGAGTTCAGAGGTATGACAGTTTTAAGTATCCAGTATTTGATAAGTTGACCCAACAACAGTTGGGTTACTTCTGGAGACCAGAAGAAGTTTCATTGCAGAAAGATCGTGCGGACTATCAGACACTACGCCCTGAGCAGAAGCACATTTTTACCAGCAATCTTAAGTACCAGATCATGTTGGATAGTGTACAAGGGCGTGGTCCTGGGATGGCTTTCATCCCTTACTGTTCACTACCTGAACTAGAATCTGCTATGACTGTATGGGAGTTTATGGAGATGATCCATAGTCGCTCCTACACATACGTAATTAAAAATGTATACTCAGACCCTGCTGAGGTATTTGATACAATCCTTGATGACGATAGGATTCTCTCACGTGCTTCTTCAGTTACAGAATCTTACAACGATTTCATTCACTTCGCTCAGGAGTATGGCAATGGCAATTTGTGGGAGTTTGCTAACGATGGGGTTGATCTGGGTATCTCAGAACGCTATAATCTAAAGCGTAAACTTTATAGAGCGATTGCCAATGTCAACATCCTCGAAGGAATCAGGTTCTATGTCTCGTTTGCTTGCTCGTTTGCGTTTGGTGAACTCAAGCTTATGGAGGGATCCGCTAAAATTATCTCTCTCATCGCCAGAGACGAAAACCAGCATCTTGTCCTTACTCAAAACATCCTCAACAAATGGCGTGAAGGAGATGACCCAGAGATGGCAGAGATCGCTAAGGAAGAAGAACCAGTCGTAAGACAAATGTTCAAGAGGTGTGTTGAGGAAGAGAAAACCTGGGCACAATACTTATTTAAAGACGGGTCTATGATTGGTCTTAATGATAAACTTTTGTATAACTATGTTGAATGGATTGCTAATCGTCGTATGAAGGCGATTGGTTTGAAACCTGAGTATGACATCCCTGCTAAAAATAATCCACTACCATGGACTGAGCATTGGATCTCCTCTAAAGGACTCCAGGTTGCTCCACAAGAGACGGAAGTTGAGTCCTATGTGGTTGGTGGTCTTAAGCAAGATGTTAAGAAGAACACCTTTGCAGATTTTTCACTATGAAAACACCACCACCATGGATGTTAAAAGCGTTGCGTGATCCAAACCTTTCAGATAGAGAGTGGACCTTATTAAAATTAGGTCCTCAATCTCTTGCAGAAGCGTTTCACATGCAAGCAATTAAACTACGATATTCCATTAAAGAATATTGACTATATAAGTCAGTGATGACTTGTGTATGTACGATAATCCATGGTGGTATAATGGCGAAGTATTTGATTCAGATGGCATCAATGGATACTATGGATTTGTATACTTAATTACAAATACCGTTAATGGTAGAAAGTACATCGGAAGAAAATACTTTTGGTCTTTTAGAAAGAAAAAAGGAGAGAAGAGAAGACAGCGACAAGAATCTGACTGGAAAAAGTATTATGGTTCTTGTCCTGAATTAAAAGAAGACATAAAATTATTTGGTAAAGAAAATTTTACCAGAGAAATACTAACTCTACATACCACGTTGGGCAAAGTAAACTATGAAGAGACCCGACGACTCTTTGTTCACAGTGTCTTAACTGAAAGCTTGACAGATGGCACTCCTGCCTACTATAATAGCAATGTTCTAGGACGTTATTACAGGAAAGATTATTTTGATTTTAGAACTCTTGATGACACTGACACCTGCTGACTATGATCATCTTGCCAGAACCGTTCAAGTTGAAGCAGCATCTAATACAATGGATGAATACTGTGTTGCAGTATCTATTTTGAATAGGGTAAAATCTCCACTATACCCTAACACTGTTGCTGATGTTGTCTATGCACCTGGTCAGTATGAGGGATTCCGTTATTGGCAACCTGTTGCAAAACAAAGTGTTGTTGACAGGTTAAAAGATAATACTAAAATGCTTTCAGCATACAGTATTATTGGTGACAGAACTGACTTTAAAGGTCAAAGGATGTTAGGATACCGAATAGCATCAGAAGATCCAATGTGTGATGAAAAGGGTAACTTCTTTCACTACCATTGGCAAACTTGACACCTAAACTAGGATAGTGTATACTATCCTCTCATGTCTCAGTAGCTCAGTGGAATAGAGCAACTGCCTTCTAAGCAGTCGGTCGTAGGTTCGAGTCCTACCTGAGACGCCAGGGTGAATAGCTCAGCGGTAGAGCATCTCCTTTACACGGAGGCGGTCGGGGGTTCGATCCCCTCTTCACCCATAAATATTGCAGAAGAATAATGTTAACAGCAAAATGCAAAGTATGTAATACAGAAATTACAAGTAATTCAAAAACACAATGCTGTGGGTGTCCCAACCAAATGGTAGTACATGGGGACACTATCACTGCTAAAGATTTAAGTAAAGTTCTCTTAATCAATTCTGAACAAAGTATTAAGGATAGCGGAATTCTTAGTAAACATGATTTAGAATACCAGGAGAACCGAAGGAAACGTAAGGTTCGCAAACTCGACTTTGAGGTACGATGACAAACAAGTATGAAAAACGAAAGGACGCATTCTTCATCTTCTATGAAAGCGTTCTAAAACCAGATCACCACCTCAGGCAGGATGCACACGATCAAGAGTGCTACCATGAACTGATGGAATGGCGTGGAGAGATCATTTCCTATCTCGACCGTCGCCGTAACGAAGAATTCTACTCTTGACAAACCCTCCTGATGGGTGTATAATTCATCAGGTCTACGGGCATTAGTTCAGTTTGGTAGAACGCTCGCTTTGGGAGCGAGAGGTCGTAGGTTCAAATCCTACATGCCCGACTTGGAGGGTCAAACCTCCACTATTGTAGTTAAATTGCAAAGGCAATGTCTCGTTCAAAGTTTCATTCAAAGTTCAAAAACGATCTTAAAAAATTGACTAGTGCTGTTGAGGGAAATATTGCCCTTGACTCAGACAACCCCAAACTTTATCAGAAACTCATTCGTTTCTATGAAGACCAGGGAGTCCAACTCTACAATGATCCAGAGGATGATTATAATGTAATTCTTGATCAGGTCGAAGCAGATCTTATTGAATCTGGTGTTTATGCTTAGGTCTCGGACGACGTTAAAAGTGCCCTGGTGGAGTCAATTTTGACCCGACGACATGGAGAGTCGTTAAAAACCCTGGTCGGGATGGTCTTAAGACCCTCGGAGTTTCCTGCTTCTCTAAAGAGTAGGTGGCGTGCATGTGAACCCAATGTTTAGAGTACCACACTATGAATATCATGTAGAAGAATGGAAAGATCTTAAGGATGATTTCCTTTCTTCTTTGCATGTAAAGAGTCCAGAGAACATTCCTAGTGGTTCTGATTACAGTGTCACTACAAGTTACTGGGACGAATTTGATTATCGTGATTGGTTGCCTTTCTTAGAAATGGTCAAACCATACATCTCTCGTATTCCGAGTACAGAGACAGTGACTAGAGTGTGGTATCAAACGGCGCAGCAATATGATTATCATACTGCTCATACTCATGGTTCTGTTGGTTGGTCTGCAGTTTTCTATGCACACTTTAATCCAGAGGTTCATGAGGCAACTAAATTCTATTGTCCCTTTACTAATATTATGGGAGACGTAGAACTGTATTGTCCTGATGTCAGGGAAGGTGACTTGATTGTCTTCCCTGCCTTTCTGCTTCATGAAGCACCACTAAACAAAAGCACAGAAGAACGAACAATTATTTCATTCAATCTAGTATAGTGCGAGTGTAGTTCAGCGGTAGAACGCTATCCTTCCAAGTTAGATGTCGTCGGTTCGATTCCGATCACTCGCTTAATTAATGTTATGCTAAAACAATTTCAAGAATGGTTTGAAGGTGAGTATAATAACTGGAGACAAGCATCCAGTAATCCAACTTCCTTTGCCCATATTATTTTAACACATGAAAAAATTGGAAGAAATAAATTTCATGTGTACCAAAGATATAGTCATGAAAAGAAACCATATCGTGATAAAATTATTACGATTGTAGAGAAAGATGGCAACATCATTGTAGAAAATGATCAATGCAATTTGGTGTTTATTAAAAAGGATGGTATGTATTGGGGTCAAACAGTCCCTGGATGCATCTTCAAGGGCACTATGCTGGTCAGTAGGGTTCAATTAGGACCTACCTTCTATAAGGTAATTGATGCAGGTATAGATCCTGTAACTAAGGAACAGAAGTGGGGATCTGAGAATGGACCATTCTTCTTCGATAAAAAATATAAATAGTTAAAAAAGTTTATGCAATGGCATTAAAGAAATTGGTAACCAATTCATTGAATGATGATGCTATTACAGGTGCTAAACTATCCAACGATATGGTTGGTGGTATTACTCCCGTTGGTGGTATCATCTTATGGTCAGGATCCACTGGATCTATTCCTTCTGGATGGGCACTATGTGATGGTAATAATGGAACACCAGATTTAAGGAATAAGTTTATTGTTGGTGCAGGATCTACTTATGGTGTGAATGCAACTGGTGGTAGTGCCGATGCGATTGTAGTCAGTCACACTCACGGATCTGGAACTCTTAGTGCTGCCGATCACACTCACAGTTTCAAAGCATCGAATAGAGCGGGTGATGAAGATGCTTGGAGTAATAATAATAAAGCATTTGTTGGTGACTTAGATAATTCCGCTTTCACACAGTCAGGCACTAATAAAATATTTGGTTCTGGTTCTTTAAGCGTCTCAGGATCAACCGCATCTCAAGGTTCTTCTGGAACCAATGCAAACCTGCCGCCATATTTGGCACTGGCATATATTATGAGAACTGCTTAATAAAGGATAATCATGGCATTAAAGAAACTAGTAACTAATTCATTAAATGATGATGCTGTAACTGCAGCGAAGGTAGAAAATGCTATCAACACTACCTTAGAGTTTGTTGTACCTGCAGGTGGTATTATTATGTGGTCAGGATCTACTGGATCTGTTCCTAGTGGATGGGCAATATGTGATGGTAATAATGGAACGCCAGATTTAAGGAATAGATTTGTTATTGGTGCAGGATCTAGTTATGGTGTGAATGCAACTGGTGGTAGTAAAGATGCTGTAGTTGTATCACACACTCACGGTATTACAGAACCTAATGGTGGTCAGGGTCACAAACACACCATGGAGTACACGAACAGCGATAGCAATGACGGTCGTAGTGAAGAATCTGGAAATGGAGGACTTGCTGGAACCCATGACACAAGTTTTGCAACTACTGGAATTTCTATCAACACCGAGGGTGTTTCTGGTACAGATAAAAACCTGCCACCATATTTGGCACTGGCATATATCATGAAACTTGCGTAAGAGATGTGAGGACTATCTGACTTCTCTTGACAACCCCATAGGCACCTGGTATGATACAGGTGTCTTTTTTAATGACTCATGACTATTGAAGGTCGTCCTTACATCGGACCAGATGACACATATGAAAAGCAACGTAAGGATCGTATGGGGGATGCTATCGGTGACTACCTTACTGATGAAAAGGTGAGCAGTCGGCAGGCATATGAAGAGATTCTCTCTGAAGTACAGGGATGGATTGACTACCATCGTAAGAACCTGACTAAGGCAGAACACCTTAGGGAATATTTGATGGGAAGTCGTCCTGTAGATCTGGATGACATGCCTACCTATGGAACCCAAACTCTTTATGAGGACATCCTCAATTATAAAGCTTGACAAATCTTTATAATTCCTATATACTTATGTTGTAAAACTTTACAAAACAAATGACTGTAACAACTAATGAGTTAGGACAGAACAACCTCTTTGCTAAAGAACCACAAATGGTGGTAGAGGATTACAACCGTAAAGGTCTTTTCTCCCCAATGCAATACAGGGAGATGTATAATGGGCGTTGGGCAATGATGGGTATCATCTCTGGTGCTCTGTCCTATGCTATCACTGGTAAACTATTCTTTGGCATTTTCTAATTAATGAACATCTACGAAGCGTTTGACAAATTGGGTTGGGATCCCAAAGACGATATCGTAATTGAAATCGCAGGGTCCTCAGTTTACATGATTGATGGTGCTGGAACTAAATGGGCTCCAAAGAAAGGAACTGTTAAATATAACAAGGACGCATTCATTGTGATTAAAAACAAGTCACGTGATCCGTTTGTTCCTTCTACTGCCAATCCAGAACTCAAACCTCACCATGCCGAACCCTAATGCTCTTTGGGAGGACATTCAGAAGCTCGACGATTTGTATGAAGAGCTACTGTGGGATCCTGAAGATGAACTACAATTTACACACGATGGCAAACGAGTCATCATTATTAACAAAACACAGGAGAACAACTCATGAAATTTGGATTCACACCTGAGGCAGAGATCCTCAACGCTCGTGCAGCAATGATTGGTTTC